CTTGGTTATCAAATAATGCTTCAAAGTCGCCTGAACCAACAATGTCTTGTGATACAATAAATCCTACAACTGCACTTGGAGATGTTCCGTACTTAGAAAGAATAAGCTCTTGCTTTGTAGCAAACACGAAGTGGCCTTGTGTAAAGTAATCACCACCACGTACAGAGATTTTAGAACCTTGGCCGATAGCAGGGTTTGCAACGGTGTTAGTAGTCTGTGCCGTAACAGTAACACCTGAACTCGCCCCAACAAGATCTTCGGATGGATCAATTCGAATAGGAGTTGTGCCAGCAGTACCACCAAGAGTGTCAGTATAATTTACATATAGCGTTGCAGGATCTGATGCTGTAGCATTAACAACCTGAAGAACTTTAAACTTAACAGTAGAATTCTGTCCTGTAAATTCGTCGCCAAGCATAGTTGACGTGTCGGTAGGCAATGAATTAGAAGTCGTATCAAGTTTTATAAACTCATAACGAGTATTAATGGTTAAGCCACCTGGATTAACGGATGCGCCTTCTTTAAAAACATTACGACCAAATCTTTCGATTTCTCGTTGAATAATTGTCTGCGACTGGGTTAATTCTCTTGCCTGTAGAGCACGACCAGAATTAAAAAGAATTCTATGATAGTGATCACTATCCTTAAAATCATCTTTGTATGTTGTCGCGAAAAGCGTATCTGTATATTTTATTGACATTTAGTTTTCTACTCTCAGAGTTGAATAATAATTTTTACGTCTTCGGTCTGGTCATCGGACCGCTCAATAGCCGCTCTATTATCTATGTATAGAAGAGTGCCAGACATGTTATTAACCGTCGGTAGTGTCTCTGCATTAGCATCGCCATCGATGCCTACGGCATCTAAAATGCCTTCACCGTTACCATCTGTTTCTGTGATTGTCTCGCCCTCGATAAATGGGGTAAAGCCAGTTAATTCTGTCTGGTGGTACCAAACGTAGTTTGAATCTGATTTGTCAACAACGGCTGATGCAGCAGAGGTTGAACCAAGAATTGCTTTATCTTCAGTAAAGTTTGCACTGATAGAACCGAAATGCAATCTATTTAGTACATTTGCAGATGATTGTTCCCAGTCAGAATCTGTTGAAAGAGGTCCGACCTTAGGATCTCTAATAAGACCAATTTGCCTAAAATCATTACCAGTTATAATAGAGTTAGTCTCGTTACCAATCATCTGAGTATTGAACATAAGACCGGTTGATCTAAGATCATCACGTGGATCTCCACCCATACCAAGAGCAGGTGCCATTACGACACGAGCAATCGCTCCGGTTCCACCGCCACCAGTTAGTTTAGCACTAGCTTGTGTATAGCCTCGACCAAAGGCTTTACCTGAACCTGAATCATCCATCTCAATTTTAACAACAGTACCACCACTTACTGTCGCAGTAGCTTTTGGTATTTTAGTTCCGTTGCCAGTAAAGGTTATTGTGGGAGCCGATGTGTAACCATTTCCGCCTGAAATAAGTTTAACCGCAGTAATCTCTCCAGGTACAGCACCAGTTTGAATTGATTTTTGTTCAATCTCAAGTGCAGATGAGTTTGAATCTGTCGTGCCAATAAGCTCAACCGGCACAAAGTTTGATGAAGTAAACTTTGTAGCCCTGAGAGCACCAATAGTGTACAGATATTTCCATACATAACCGTCACCAGTCGTAAGAGGCAAGATGCTTGTTCCTGTTGGTTTAACTGTTGAAGTAACAATTGCGCCGTTAGCATCTCTACCTTGCTGTAGACATGTATAAATGGCATTCTCATCGGTAAGTACATAGTACGCATTTGAAGGATAGCCTTGAACAGCATCGTCATAGCTAGAATAAATTGTACCTGAAGACCAGTTATGTCGAGGAATAACAAATGAAACATCTTCGCCGGACTTCATAGCCTGCATAGAGTTTCTAAAATCTCGTACATCTTTCAGAGTATTCAATGGAATAGTTGGCGTATCCGAACTATCCCAATCCTCTGAACGACCAATAGCGATATAGTATGATGCCGCCGAGTCTTTGACACTTGTATAGAGGTTATCTAGTACTTGTCTTTTAAATGCGTCTGTAATAATTGCAACCATTGTCTGTTCCTATTAAGCTACTGTCGCGCCATGTTGGGCAAGCAGATTCCAGTTAGCTCCGTCCCATATGAGGGTTGTTGTGTCATGTTGATCAAGTGCGATCGATGTACCTTGTGCAAAGTTCGTAGGAGTAATCGTAGTAATACCTGCGCCCTTGTTTGTAAATATTTTATACTCTCCACCCACAGTACCGTTAGATAAAGTTATAGCAAGAGTAGTACCGCTGTTAGCTATTATATATGTAGCTAACAGACTAGCAGTACCAGAAGTTGTCTGAGTATTTGTGCCATAAGCACCTTTCGCAACTACGACTGATCCATTACCCTTTGCATTTACTAGAAGGTTGATGTTAGTATCATCACCTGCAACACTAAGTCGCGCACCTGATCCAGCTACAGAATTTTTAATTTTTATATGGTTAACCGCAGAAGCGGTTGCTTCGACTTCAAGAATTTCTGCACCATTAACATCATCAACTCTATTAGTTAATTTTGGTGTAACAAGTGTTGCTGATGTCAAAGTTTTATTTGTGAGCGTTTGGTTAGTGGCCGCAAATATAAACGAATCACTATCAGTAAGTACAGGCAATCGTATATTATAATCAGCCGCAAGCTCAGGTGTTATAAGATTATATTTGTGGTTATTTGAGTAATCATTAATTTGTAATGTTGGGTTTCCAAAACCAATGTTATTCAATACTGCGTTGGTCAAAGTTTTGTTAGTTACAGTCTGCAAAGCAGTTGATAACACAATTTCGCCAGAAGCATCAGGTAATGTAATAGCACGATCACCAGTAGGATTTACTGCTGTTAGATTAGTTTCAAAATCATCAACTGCTGAACCTTCAAACTGTAGTCCTTCCGAGGTTACAGCAATTCTACCAGAAAGAACATCACTATCTCCGCCAAGCTTATTATATAGCTCAACGAAGTTTGCATTAATCTTTGTGCCTGTCTGTCTTAGTGTATCACCACTACCATCGTTGGCCGTAGTACCGACACCAATATTCTGACGAGTCATTCAAATGTCCTCTTTTCTTATTAACTGTATTTATATACTTTTTTATGATGAATCAGCGGCATGCGTGTAAGTATTCTGATCCATTGTTTCAACATTATTGCTTAGTCTTATTCCGTACAAATAAGCATTTTCAGTCATACTTTGACCGGCAAAGGAATCAAGATATGTACTATCTGACATTAATGGCGAGTTTACATGCATAGCACCATGTAGACGATTATAGTTTAGGATAAAGCTAGATACCGGCATATCTGCAAACTTTGCTGCAGTTGCTGATAGACTGATATATTCAATGCGTGTATCTGCATCTTCATCATCTGGTAATTTACCGATAATCTCTGAAAATGTAATTGGAGTACCAAGCCCTGCAGTACCAACAACAGTGATTGGAGGTGGCGGTGCCGGAATATTGTCGGGCATAGTAAGAATATTTGAGTTTGTGGACGGAAGTTCAAGAACAACCGAACCGCCAAGATAGAATCCGGCCGGATGTACAAACTTCTTATACAACGTACGCCACTGAGCAATAGGAATAGCAGACTTAATTAACACACTGAAGATCTGATATAGTGCACCATTTTGAATATAGCGCAATGATTCAGTACCAATTTGTGATTCGCTCACAATAAACAAATTATCTTTTGGATGATCTATTTCAATGTCTGATGAAAAGAACGCTCTAAAGAAACCTTCGGCAGCATATGTCGTACCTTTAACACGGTAGAAGTTAGCAAAGTTACGAAGCACTTCACGAGGATCACTAAAGTATTCGGCATTTGCGCCATCAGCAATCATGTTAAAGATTTTTTCAAGGTTAGCCAGCGAAGTCCGTTCGATATCAAATACCGAATATAGATCACGAATAGTGGATATCACTTCATCTTCATCAGCATTCTCATAATAACCTTCAAGAAAGGCAACTAACATAGGATAGTCGTCAGTAAAGTGCTGTGGTAATACCGACTTAACCTGATATTTTCTAAGGTTAGCTTCAACCCTATCGTAATTTATTAACGACATTAA